AAAATAACCATCATCAACAGTACCACAAACAATTTTTCTCATATCATAGGGTTTTGTTGAATTTTCTGGAACAACATTTTCTAGCTCAGGACATAATCGATCTGGAGAATCATTTGTTTTTTTCAGACCTGTTTTTAATATCGTCTGTGCTGTTAATGCTGTTCGTGGCATTGTAATTTTCTTTTAAATGTTAATAATCACATCCGGCGCAAGGAGCTGCCGGCTCCTGTTCATCACAAATTCGTCGCTGACATCCTCCCGGTTTTCATACAGCGTACCCACCATCAGGTTGATAGCATGGCGTATGTTCTCGGGCACAGCCTGACTCGTAGCACCATACCCCGCCGTGTATTCTATCTGTACGGCATTGGTCCTGTAATCCAGGTCCGGCCAGCTCTCGTCGTCATCCAGCTCCACCCTCGCCTGAAGGCTTACCGTATCGGTGCGGTATAGCGAACTCGATAAGGTCTGTAAAACCCCGTCGTCGTCATAATACTTTACCGATGTCACCGAAGCCACCGGACGGACCGCAAGTTTTATCACCCTGCACCCGCATTCCGGCCAGCCGTCAAAATACTCGGTGACAGTCTGCGTTATCAGCGCCAAAGAGTACAGTTTTTCAATGTTAGCCGTTACGGCACGGATGAGAAACCTGATGTGTTCAAGCTCATCGCCGTCATCCACCCTGAGGTGATCACTTCTGATCTCTTCGGGATGGACAGCCTCAACGAGAGGGGCAGTAGTTACCTCCCACCCCACCGCTTAAGACTTTTTCTTTACAGGAGCTTTCTTTACAGCCGGTGCCGACTTCTTCTCTTCGACATACTCGGCATAACCCTCCTTGACGAGCCTCTCAGCTACACCCGGAAGGGTAGCGCTGACGCTGCCCTCAAAACTCGCGTAATACGGCGCCTTGCGCTTGATCCTGATCTTTACCAATTTATCAGCCATTATCCTGTTTTCGTATTCTGTCAGCACGGCTTACCTGCCCGCTTTAAATGAAATAAATGGATTACAGCTCGTACTCTGCGTACCCGACGTTATCACCCTAATTCTCGCATCATAACCGACCCAATTATCGACGTGATGCTGTGCCTGAGTGATGCCGCTCGAAGCGATCGTATCTGTTGATACCGTGTACCATTCCAGGGCACCGGGGTTAGGTGTCAGGGAATACTCATAGTAAATAGTCCCTGCACCGGTGCCGCTGATCACAGTAATCTGCGCATAATATTCCAGGCTGCCGTGATCATAAATATTTTCATCCCATGTGTATGTGTTCGTATCTGCATTGGTAAGCGTATCCATAGTAAAATCCTGGTAGTCATAGCGCTGTGAAAATCCCAATACAGCGAAACACAAAAGACTTAAAACAATTATTACCTTTTTCATTTTCTTCAATTTCATTTTTTATATCTCACTAATTAGGTTACATCAATATCCTGTGCCGCCGTAAAGCTCGCAGGATGTTTCACTGCCACATCTACCCAGATGTTCGCAACGACCTGAACTTGTGCGTTACGTACCAGTGAATAAGGATCGACGACGAAATCTATCGGTCCCCACTGTCCTATCATCAGCTCCTGCCAGTTGCCGAAGATCATAGCATGAAGGCTCGACCCGCTGCCGTCGGTCAGCGTCTTGGGAACAAGATTTGACCAGCGGAAAGGATACCCTACCAGGCTGTCGCCCGGATCCTGCATAATGAACTGCGCCGTGTTGGTAGCTTTCTCCACTTGCATCAGCTGTGCCTTGACTTCCGGCGTAGTAAGCCATCCCAAAGATCCCATGTCGGCATTAGCTGCTTGTATGTCGGAAAGAAATTCCAGTACTTTAGGCCATGTCACCGCACCGCCGTTAGCGCCGTGATCAACATCGCCGATATTGCTTGTATTAAGAATACCTGTCGGCTGGTTGCCCGATCCACTGCCGTTTATAGCCACTGTGTCAACAGCCTGCCCGATAAGCGAAGAAATGTTGTTTCTAACAAAACCCTCTACGCCTATACTCGACTGTATCAACAGCTGTTTTGAATAAATCGTGTAGCCACCAAACCTGTTAGGCGACATCTGTACGTTGTCGAAACTCGGATCTATCTCCGCGCCTGTGTCAACTTCACCTTCCCATGCGCCGGATCCCTGTGAATCGTTACGTGGAAAATACAGATCTCCCGTCAACCCGGTCATCACCGTAGCTCCCATTGCCTCGACCGTCAATCTCGGCGCAAGGAACCCTATCAAGTCCTGAAGAACGGTATCTACCGTCTCGGCTCCCGATGTCGATGTGCCTGCACTCAATGCCCTTTCCTGAATCATTTCCCGTTCACTGTCGCTGAGCATAAAAAAACTGGGAACGCCTACCCCTTTAATCTGCATCCGGCTTTTGCCGTCAGCTCCCGAAGCCTGATCTTCGGCTTCCCTGTGGGCTTCCTTCTCGGCGCCTTCAAGAGGCAAGTAATGCGGGTCGTTGGTGGCGAGCTGGCTCCTGAGCATCCTCAGAAAAGAAAACCGCTTGACAAGCTGTTTCTCTGGTGATCCCTTGCGGGCTTGTGCTGCCGCCCGGTCCTTTTTTATCTGCTCAAAACTCTGCACCCTCTCCAGGTCTTTCTCCATCTTCTTAATCTCGTCGTTCATCTCTTTAGCCTTCACATTGGCTTCATCGGTAAAGTCACTGCCGTCATCTTTAAATGCCGACAGGAACGTATCTCGCTCCTGCTTTTTCTCTGCAAGTTTTTCCTGCATTTCAAGTACATCCATGCTTTCTTATTTTAATGCCTGTTAAATAGCTTCCGCTCTACGCAAAAGCAATAAATTTTTTCTGTTTTCATCTGTTTTGTCCTTATCAAACTCTACACCTCCGGTTATGTCCTTTTTCTCCACATCCAAATCTTTGATTACTACCTCCTTCCCTTGTTCGTCGATGTAGTCCATAATATCGCGCTTCAACGCCTCGGGATTACTCGGAACAGGAACCACGCTGAACTCCAACAGATCCCACTCCCGGAAATAGTAGGTGTCGGGATCTTCCCCCCGCTCTTCATCACCCCAGCTCGATTTTATAGGATCAAAGCCTACTGAAGTCGCCCGGAGGATGCCTTTGTCGATCTTACTCAATACCTTGTCGGCAATAGTGTTGCCTTCCTCGAAATCTATTACCCCGATTGTTTTTGTTCCTTCCTGAGATACCGAACCTGTGCCTATTACAAGGTCGGGATCCGGTTTCCTGTTAGCGGCATGAGCATACATGACGACAGGATTCCGCATGTAGTTGTCCAGTCTGATGCCGTCTGCTTTAAGGATCGTCCTATGTCTGTCTTTGACCTCCGAAGAGATCACGAACTCCCGTTTTCGCCCCTCAGGGGTTTCCGTTTTCCGCAAATACGCCGAAGTCTTTAGCATATCGTTCTGGATTTTTAGGTTCTGAAATAATACTTTTCCAATAATCAATAGCAAGCTCCGCCGGGATCATGTTAGCCATCACATAACGCCGATCTCCTTCAGAGCCTATGCCGTCCATATCCATCTTCGCAAGCATCTCGTTAGGTGACATCGAAGCGGTGTTGAACATCGTCCTGAAAAACTCTCCCGTCTTGTCGAGATCCGCCTGAAGCAAGCCCTTGTATTCCCACTTGTAAAAGTGCGTGTCACCGTTAATCTCTGATTTCTTTAATGTCTTTCGTGCCAGTTCCTGCTCGATGGCATAGGTGTATGGCAATAGCGTCGTCTGACGAAATTCTATCGCCATCTCATAAATATTATTGAAGCTCATTCTTTCCAAATGGCCCAGCTTGTGAAGAGCCGAAAATCGGAAGAACCGGGCCATGTCCTCGACCGTAAACTTACGTGTCGCCAGGAACTCAAAATCTCCGATAGGCATATTTACCCCTTCAATGCTCATACCTTCATCAAGAAGGGGCATACTCCAGGGGCGTTCCCTGTATTTTTTCAGGCTTTCGACAATAACTCCCCTCTGTTTGTCACTCAGGCGACTCGGATGCTTGAAATACCGCGCCATAAAACCATAGTCTTTGAAAAACTTTCCCGTCACGTTCTCCGAAGCCTTGCCCAATCCTATCGTATCCCGGGCTATCGATACCGTCGATTTACCCCAGATGCCAGGACTGTTGGGAATATGTATGACATCGCGGTAAGGAATAGGCTCTTTTACAGCCTGTTCATTGATTAATTTGCCTTGATAAACGATAAACAACTCCCCCCCTTCCCAGACAGGTTCACAGTATTGTGGATTTAAGTTTAGATAAGCTACGGGGCGGCCGTCTTTACGCTGAATGAGCGCAAGACCATTGCCCCAAAGAACTTGATTGTAGATAAATTCCCTCCAGAAGTTAAAAGAGTTCTGCCAGGGATTAGGATAGGAGTGTATCAGTGTGTATTGGTCATGTCTTTTGTCCAGTTCACTGCCCCGGTCTGTTCTTCGCCGGATCTGCTTAGGTAAATACCCGACGTGGGTAGCAATGATGTCCAGGCAATCGAAAAAAGTGGAAAAAGTTAGTGAGGAGTCAGCGGTAATAGATACCCCTGCCGCCGACTGGTTGCCTTCGAGAAGATATTTCCAGTCAGATGGGTTTTTTAGGTTAAAACGGCTCTGCCACCCCGTAAGGCGATTAATGCCGTTTCCAAGACCCTGCCACATACGGTCGAATAACCCCATGAGGCAAAGATGAGCCTACATATTACGATAATCCAAATATAATTTTTACAAGAATTTTTACAACTTTTCAGCTTAGGATAGCCCTGTTGTAGTGGTAGGTCTTTGAATTGCGGTAGGAAACATAGTTCTTAAACATCCGGCGACCATACTT